TTCACCCTCAGAGAGCGAATCGAAGTCGCCAGAAAGCAAATAGCCGGATTGCAGCAGTACATCAGAGAGCAGTGCTTAAACTGATCCTTTTTTGGATAAACCATCTGTTCATTGAGTCATGCGGAGCAGTATCGCCTCAGCCTCATTCATACTCATCCCGCCATGCACGTTCGATGGGAAAACAATATCGCTACCTGAAAGCACCCATACACCCCTGTGTGTGGGATGGCGTGATAACTCCTGGCCTTCCACTATCGGGAATGCTTTATCAACCACGCACACACAGTAGCCATTGATGCTGTGGATCATCAAAGCCCATTGCGGCCTTGTGCTTATTGCAACTCTTCTTATTACAACTGCAGTATCCATATTAATAGTTTATGCATGTTATCAATGCGTAAATGATAACCGAATTATGTTCTCCACACGAAGTCCTATGAGCCGATCACAGCCAGTGAGGGTTAACGGCTTCATCGGCGTCGCCAAAGAAGATGGCTCATGTGTATACCTCGCGCCTGATGATGCGCTCAAGATGGAGTACGTGCCAAATCCTTTAAGGAATTAATGCTTGGCAACATTCATGGGCATTTAACTCGCAACTCTTTGCGATTGAATCCCCCATCTTTGCTTATATCAGAATACCCTTCAGGGCAGGTGTCATTAGCTTTTGAATAACAAACATCCCAGCCGGTCGCTGCGCCACATTGGATGACGTACTCTCTGGAACCGTCGGGGCGCTTAATCTCTTGTGATGTTGAGCAGGAAGCAACAAGGCAGGCGCCTACTAATGCCATCATCATTTTCATTATTGCATCTCCATTTAATTTATTGATGGATAAATATCAGCTAACCGCTGTGAAGGGTAAAGGATAATTTATGGCATCACCAGATTGGGAGGCCATTGAGTCGGCTTACCGGGCTGGCTTGATGTCAGTAAGAGCGATTGGTGAAAAGCATGGCGTTAACCATGCCACCATCCTCAAAAGAGCAAACAAAGAAGGCTGGCAACGTGACCTGACAGAGCAAGTCAGATCGGCCGTTAAAGCTAAGGTAACCAAATCGGTAACCAGCGGCGGTAACCAATCACCAGTGGTTACTGATGCGCAGATTGTTGACCAGGCATCAGATGAAGCTGCCGGTGTAGTACTGGCTCACCGTGAGGGATTAGCAGCATGGCGTGGCATTACCAACAAGCTCCGCGACTTCCTTGAGGACGCTGAAATCACCGAAGACAATCACGCATCCATGTCTCGCTCTATCACTGCCGGTGTCGATGCTCAGATAAAGGTGATCAAGGCCGAGCGTAAGGCCTACAACCTCGATAGTGAGGAAGGCAATAAGACGGTCGATGACCTGTCTAACCTGATGGATTCATTGGCTCAGGGGGCTTAATGAAACCTGAGCACTTCAAGCTGCTATCCGATAAAGATTTCCGATTAAATAATCTGTACTGGATTACCGACAAAGAGGGTAAGCCTCAGCGATTCCGGATGACACCAGAGCAGCGCGAATACTTTGAAGGCATCCACACTCGCAACATCATCCTGAAGGCACGGCAACTTGGCTTCACGACAGAGGTGTGCATCATCCAGCTCGATGCGGCGCTTTTCGAGTCTGCCAAATGCGCGCTCATTGCACACACCCTCAACGATGCTAAGCGCCTGTTCCGGGAAAAGGTGAAGTACGCCTATGACCGGCTGCCGGCAGAAATCAGGGCTGCCAATCCGGCGAGCAATGATTCGGCGGGTGAGTTGGTATTCAGAAAGGGCGGGTCACTTTACGTCAGCACATCATTCCGCGGCGGTACGCTGCGTTTCCTGCACGTTTCCGAGTTCGGTAAGATATGCGCTAAGTTCCCCGACAAAGCCCGAGAGATTGTCACTGGTGCGTTTGAGGCGGTATCCAGCGATTGCTTCACCACTATTGAGAGCACAGCAGAAGGGCGGGCCAGTTACTTCTTTGATTACTGCCAGACTGCAGAGAAAGCCCAACTGCAGGGTAAGGCGCTTTCAAATCTCGACTGGAAGTTTTTCTTCTTCTCCTGGTGGAAGAATCCTCTGTATTCAATAGACCCGGTAGAGCCTCTTCCTCAGCGCCTCGACGATTACTTTGACGATATCGAGCAGAAGCATGGCGTCATTCTCAATGATCGTCAGAAAGCCTGGTATTACGCCAAAGAGAAGACGCTCGGCGATGACATGAAGCGTGAGTACCCATCCATACCGGCTGAAGCTTTCGAGCAGTCAGTTGAGGGTGCTTACTACGCCAAGCAGTTCCGCTGGCTCTACACGAATAAGCGTGTTGGTGAGCTGCCTGATAACTCTCATCAGCTGGTTCACACCTTCTGGGATATCGGCGTAGGTGACTCCACCGCCATCTGGTTCATTCGTGAGGTTGGTGATGAGTTCCATGTCATCGACTACTACGAGAACAGTGGTGAAGGCCTACGGCACTACATGAAGGTGCTGAAAGACCGCGGCTATGAGTATGGCGATCACTGGGCACCGCACGATATTGATAACCGTGAGTTTGCCGGTGATGGCAAGAGTCGTAGGCAGATAGCTGCAGAAGGCTTTGAAATCGACGGCCAGGTTTATTCAATCCGCTTCAAGGTCGCACCAAAGCTTGGTGTTGATACCGGTATCGACTCTGTGTGCGAAATCCTTCCTAAGTGCGCATTTGACGCATCCAAATGCGAGCAGGGCATCTCTCATCTTGAGGGTTATCTGCTCAGCTCGCTGATTGACGTGGGCGGACGCACGGTGACGTGGGTAGCCGACGCAGGAGCATCATTCATCAACTCTGCGAATCTTAATGGCCGTATTTTCAGGCGGGGGATCCGCAATAACAACGTTATGCAGCATGGCACGCTCGATGGGGCATGCTCATTCAGCGTCAGTGCCAACCGCGGTGCCGAAGCGCCTGCTCAGGTTCTGGGTGTGATATCACCTGACCAGATCGCCACTTACATGGACCGTGATTCAGTTGGCTTGCATGCAGAAAACTATGCGCCTGCAATTCTGGCAACGACCTCTACCGGAACATACACCGCCAATTCAGTAACATTCGGTACCGCGCTTACAGCTGACCAGGTTAAAAAGCTGCGTGTTGGCATGATCATCGATACAAAACACACGCCGACAAAATACTCTGGCATCGTGACGGGCTGGGCCGCAAACGGCACGTCGATCACTGTGGAAGGCTGGTATCTCGTTGACGGAAGTTCTGCCAGCCATTCTAAAGTGACACCGGCAAACGGTACAGGGGTCAATATTAACCCCTTCACCAAAGCGTGGGCGATGAATGCTAACGTTTTCATTGATACTAACTCCCACGCAGTGGCAGCGGTTGGCCTTGAGCTTGGCGTAAGTAATGAGAAGTTCGATTATGATCCCGTGACTGATACGTGGCACACCTGGTGCTATGACGCAATTACCCTGGGGTCAAAGCGCTGTGAAACTGCATATATGCAGCGTGGCTACTACTACAAAGGATATGAGAGTCGTGGTGCCACCGGCTACGGCTTCACCGGTAAAAATGCCAATGGTATCTGGCCATCCGTCGCGATGTATCATAGTCAGGCTAACTCAGACTTTCAGGTTTTAGTTCAGCCAGATATTTATGCCAACAAAACATCTTTTGCGGTTAAAAAAGATGGTTCAGTTGAAATGGGTAGGACTGATGCAGCGGCGACGGTAACGCTGGATTTCCATTCATCAGGCAATGAGATCGACTATGACACCCGAATTTCATCTACCGGAGGTACAGCGACCAATGGCGGCGGAACAATTACTCTTGCGGCTACCAGCATCAATATGTCGGCTGGCTACATTGTAGAGTTCAACAGCTTTCGCCCTTCAACAGATGGTACGAAAACACTTGGCCTACCTCAGTATCGGTTTAGCATTGTTTACGCAAGTACGGGAACGATCAACACATCTGATGTAACGACTAAAACCTTCCTTGATATTGAGCGGGCAGAGAAAGATGCTGCAGGCGAGATCAAAGGAATGATGCGGAAGTTCCAGTTTAACGATGCTATTTCGGAGAAGGGCGCGGACAAAGCCCGTTATCACTTTGGTGTCGGTGCTCAGTATGTTCGTGATGTTCTGGTTAAGCACGGACTAGATCCTGATATGTACGCCTTCCTCTGCTACGACAAATGGGAAGAGGAGTATGAGGATATTTATGAGGATGTTGAGGAAGAGAGGGAAGTGGCAGGTAAGGCTGATGAACCGGTCATTATCAATGGTGAGCAGGTTGGCACGCGCCGGGTTGATATCACGTATACGGCAAAAGTTAAGGAGCAGCGCGCCACAGGAGCTAAGAGGTTGGTTCGCGAGGCTGGAGAGCTTTATGGCATCAGGTATGACGAGCTAATTTGCTTTATCATGTCAGCGATGTAAAAAGAAAAGCCCGGAGCTATTCCGGGCTTAACTTCCTAACGCTTTAAGGGGAGCTTATTAAACATCATGTATAAAATTACATAGATAACAGACAGGTCGAAAATGAATACAACCCTAAAGCTTGACGCATAAACGGTAGGGCTTAATCCCATCATCACTACGGAAGCAATTCCCAGAATGAAGACTACTGGCATGTTTATCAGGTCTTCCACTGAGTCACATATTGAGGTCATGAGCGAGATGCATGTGAATAATATAAACAATGAAAAAACATACGGGAAAAAGAACTTTATATCAGCAACGTTTCCGAAATCTAAAAATTCGAAGTGAGTAAATGCCTTCAGCGGATAGCTATATCTGGTAAAGATGAAGAATAATGCGAATTTAAAGGCAAGCACAGCCATACAAAGCATCTGCAAGCCAGTAATGTTTTTCTTTTGCAGCACAATGCAGGCGACGAGAACAGCCATCAGCACCAAAAGTAAAACGTTTTGTTCGGTTATGTGTGAGCTAAGGCGGTCGAATCCTAAAGCCACTTTATCAATGATATTGAAGTTAGGAAAGTCAGGGAACCATCGGGATGTTTCTTTATAAAACCGCTCACGATTTCCTGGCGCAGTGAGTGCGAATGCCGTTGTTAGTGCTGCAGCGATGAAATAAATCGCACTGTATTTTCCGTAGTCTTTGCGGGCGTATGTTATGGCAATTATTGCTGGTACAGCAAATAAGATTGAGTAGATTTCGTTGAAGCACGCGAAGACCAGCAGAGCCAAAGCTAGGACTTTAGTCCAGACCGGGCCGCTCCTGTGATAGTAAAAAATAGCCAGCGAAAGCAGACCAGCTGCGATCGGCTGTAGGTAGTTATAGGAACCGGTCACCCACCATGAAGCCTCACCCATTACGTCACCGTTGATGAGCAGCAACAGGGTGAGTGACAAGCAGAAGGAGAGCAACCCTGCCTTGCGCCCACGTGATGACAGGGCAACAAGTGATGCTGCCATTACACAAAGTGAAAGTGGGATCACGAACTTGAAGAACCAAGGATGGTTAATCGTCAGAACCATAATTCCTTCGATAAGGATTCTTCCAGTCCATGTGTGATAACGGATATCGAGGAATTCAAAAAGGCTACGATTCAGCAACGCATCACTAAAGTACTTATCATCATCCGCTCCCCATGTATGCAGGCTTATGGCGATAAAAACCAGTATGGTTGCAACGTATATAAAGCCAAGTATCTTTAATGGCCTCAAGTTATTTACAGTCATGTTTCACCACATATACATTGTTGTCTTTGCTGATTTGTATGAGGGCCTTGATGGACTTAACATCATCACCAATATTAATTGACGATGAAAAACCAGACTTGTCATATATCCCTGGCTTGTTCATATAGGCGCTGACATCAACTCTCTTAATTTGACCTGTGTGCAATTTGTAGGTTTTACCATCAATTTCCGCAAAGGTCATAATGTCGCCGACGCCTTCTTTAGGTGTTGCCCATCCGCGAATTGTTAGTCTGCCATGGTGATACTCACATTGATCAACATTGAACATTACATTTTCATTGCCTGCGGTTGGCATTGAAGGTTTCGTAATAACTATCTTATTGAATGACTTGTAAAACACATACGGAACCGCAACTGATATCACCAGCCCAAGCCAGAAAATATAGCGCGAAAGTTTATAATATTTCCCTTTGCTCATCACTTTTCGCTCTCTTTTTTCTTAACATAACGAGGTCGCTGTTTAACCTCGGTATAAATACGTCCGATGTACTCACCCAGCACGCCGATACCAATCAACTGAACGCCACCAAGAAAGAGTATTGAGACCAAAATAGAAGGGTAGCCAGCTACCGGATTACCCCAGAAGAGCTTATCAATAATCATCCACACACCATAGAGGAACGACAGTGAGGCCACGAAAAACCCGATGTAAGTCCACATGCGAAGTGGGACAGTTGAGAATGAGGTTATACCCTCTAAGGCCAAATTCCATAACTTCCATCCATTGAATTTTGTGGTTCCTGCAACGCGCTCCGCACGGGCATATTCAACGATTTCCGTTTTTCCACCAACCCATGACAGGATTCCTTTCATAAACAGATTACGCTCAGGCAGAAGCTTGATGCTCTCAACCACGCCACGGGACATCAGTCTGAAGTCACCTACGTTTTCTTCAATCTTTGGAGAACTGATTTTGTTGTGCAGGCGGTAGAACCACTCTGCAGTCTTTCGCTTCATGTGTCCATCAGTGCTTCTGTCAATGCGCTTAGCCAGAACCATATCCGCACCTGCCTGCCACCGCTCAAGCAGTAGTGGGATAACTTCCAGCGGGTCCTGTAAATCTACATCAATAGGGATAATCGCATCACCAGTGGCACACTCAATGCCCGCGAAAAGCGCGGCTTCTTTACCGAAATTTCTGGTAAAGAATACATTCCGCACTAATGGATCGCTTTCCTGCATATCCTTCATCAGTTGTGCCGTGAAATCTGAGCTTCCGTCATCTACGAAGACAATCTCTATTTCATATGGCTTCAAGAAGTCTTTGTATCTTACTGCGCTGTAAAAATGCCTTATCGCATCTTCTTCATTAAAGACGGGGACTACTAGCGATATCTTCATGATTTTTCTCTAAAAATAATATACTTAGAATAAAGGAATCCGCACACAAGGCTTACTGCAGAGAATACTACAAGGGTGGCCACAGGGTTGATATGCAGCCGGTCTGCAGATGCTCCAATAAGGGTCGCCACTGCACCCATGAAGAACACATACATCATGTATCTGAAAGTGGTAGCATCAGATTTGAAGGTCCATTTGGCATTCGCGAAGAATGAGAAGGTAACGGCGACGCAAAATGCTATGAAGTTAGAGACTGACTGACTCTGATCGTTCTTGATACAGATGGCAAACACGACCCAGTGAATAAGCGTGTTAAGAACTCCAATCGTCATGTAGCGGGCGAATAATTTAGCCATGGTGACACCTGAAAAAAAAGATACCGGATTTTGTCATCGTGTCACGTGATGATCAAGGAATCGATCTTTGAATGTCCGAGCATAAAAGCTCTGCACCCGTCCAGCGGCTCATACATGCCCGCCATAGCGACATCCGACGGAGATTCAAGATTCTTTGATCCTCTTACTGGGAAAAAAGCAACATCAATATCTTATAATCTGCATGGCGCTGGAGCTAACAGTTATGTGATTATTAGGAAGGATGCATACTGGAAGCAAAAGTCTATGCATTATTTTTCTTCTACAGATGTAGTAGAAAATACTATAGTGGCAGAACCAGATTTTAAATTAGAGGATTATTATCTTGTCGAAATTAGCCAACAGAATCCCGCGTCAACAGGGATGGCTTACGATAAGACAAAGAAAAACTTTTATTGGCCTGAGTAATGGTGGGGCTTTACGCCCCAATCCAATAGGTGGAACTTAGACTCTCTTCATTATTAAGTGTCGGAATCTTTCGATTGGTTTTTCAATGAGAAAGTAAACAGCTGCTCCAGTAGTGATTGCTATGAAAAGCGATAACGTCGCCCACATGACACTACCTGCAAAATAATTTGTTATTTGGGTGTAAATTATCCAGTGGAATAGATAAATTGAAAAACTCCACTTACCTAGCTGTCTTAATGCTTTTGAACTGAATAGTTTATTTATTTTCCCTGAAGAAGATAGGGAGAAATATAAAAATACAGTCCATGCTAAGGAAAAGTGAACGTGCTTATTTAGAAGGTAACCATCATTTGGGATGCCTAAAAAAACGCTCCTTATTTGAGGTACAGATAACATTATTCCCATGAGCACTAGCACACATATCGCGTCTGAAAGCGTATCTTTCTTAAATGTACTCACAGACACAATTACAGCACAGCACATTCCTGGTACGAAAGCGGAAATATAGCCTATCATGTCAGTAGAACTTGGCTTGACTTCGTAATATGGGTAATACCACTGCTGAAGTGCAATGATAAATAAGGCCGATAGTAGTGCAAGCAACAATCCGAACCTTTCGTTCAACTTTATCAAAGCGAAAGCAATAATCGGAAGTATAAAATAGAATTTGAATTCTACCGCAATGGTCCACAGGTGACCCCAGGGGGAGTTTAGCTTAAAAATTTCATAAGCCTCTTGTGATGTAAAGTAGCCAAATGCGCAATATACAATCAATGTGATGATATATAGTGGCATTATTCTAATAATCCTTCCAATCACGTATGAAGTAATGTTTTTTAATCCAAACCCTTTTTGAATGAAATTGTTAGTCAACAAAAAAGCGCTAAGTACAAAAAAAAGCCATACGCCTATCTTTCCTGATCCTGCAAGGCCTTCATAAGTATTTGGAAAGAACATAACCATGCTATGTACGATAAGTACTATCAGCACAGCCATTCCCCTGATTCCATCAGCGGCCGGGAAATGGCCTGCTAAGTTACCTCTTTGCTCTGTCAAAATTACACCATGTTCTGTTGGTTTAAGATTTTCCGCATACTTTGATTAATAAGTAGCTGAGCGTCAAATAATAAATAAAATAGCCCGGCGACCGGGCAATGACTAAGCCGCTCCTGTCTTAGCAGGCTACGGGGGCTGTGATTTGAGATTAGTCGCTCCCCATCGCATGCGCCAAATAAAAACCCTTCACCATCAACCCCTTTACAAATCTGTGCGCCGCTCCGCCTTGATCAAATCTACCGATCGATATTACTGTTTATCCATACAGTGTTTATCAGAGGAGGATTTATCATGGCGAGAGAGAGTGACATACATGCGGCTTTTGTGGGCGCGATCACGAAGGACGGCAGAGGCAGGCAGATTGTCACCACTGCGGCGTTCCAGAAGCGCCTGGATGACGTGAATCACGTATGGACGCTGGCAGAGTGCAACCGGTGGATACGCTACTACCAGAACTTCTTCTTCGAGCTGGTTACCGAGGAGAGCGAGAATAAGACCTGGTCGTTACGCAACATGGGATACGTGAGGTAGCTATGGGGTTTCCATCACCAGCGTCCGATTACATAGAGCGGCGCATCGACCTGAACGATGTACTGATGCCTCACCGCAACAACATGATCCTGATTGAGACGCCGGACGGGTTCGTGCTGGCTGACAAATCTCTGAAGCCTGTTCCGGGCGACAAGATCGCATTCCAGATAGGCGAGTTCCCGCAACTGGGCAGATTGTTTCGTTCAGGTATCATCACTTCGGACGGAGAGACGATCGACGGAGAGGGCATGGAAGGGATTATCGTGCTGGGCAAAGTGACCGCGGAGGCGGTGTCCGTGCATGAGTCGAGCAGGCCGATTATTTAGCCGTAGCACACATGTAGCACAAAAAAATACCGCAAATCACCTCAAAACCACCACGACGGCAGTTTGTGACTTGCGGTATGTCTCTGTAAAACCACGCTTCAACGCACATCAACCTGACTGGCTAAATATTCAAAGTGAAATTATGAATATGCAGGTTTAGTGAGCTGATTCCGCTGAACAAGGCACGCCTGCGTGGAGGCGATGAGAGAGTGGGATGCCCGCATCAAGGCCGATCACTTTGCTGAGTCTATGACCCTGTACTGGCGATAATGCAGGTGTCATTAACTATACTGCTCTTTATTACGAGCCGTGCAGCAGGGAACTCACTCTTAAGTGCAGGCGACCTGACCCCTCATCACCCATCAGCAGGACGCCAGCCCAATGCTAAAAAAACTTATCCTTATCGCATCGTTAATCAGCTTATCTCTCCCAGCCTTTGCTGCCACGCAGTGCGGGCCGTTCTATCTTAAACCTGACAAGAGCGGCTGGTTCTCGGTGAATGGAGAACGCGCAAAAACGCAGAAAGTCACCTTTGCGAAAGAGAAGGGCGATTACGACAACGCGACGGTCAAACTGCTGGTGAAAAACAGCAAAGCGCCGGGGATGGTGGATATGGAGTTCACAAACCGTGAAGGCAAAGGGCTGTTAAGAGCTGAAATCGTCCGCACCAGCCAGAGTCAGATCCGCATACGAGGTGCCTATGATTGCGAACCGGCTAAATAGGCTGAGCTTTGACTGCCCACTCCTGAACATGGCATAGCCCGGAAGCGGGCCTGATAAAAACCTTTGAGAGAAGAGTGAGAAAGATTGTCAGGTCAGCGCTTGTGCTCTGGCTGGCCTGACAACATGTGTCATCTCCTCTTCATCCATCCTGCATCACCCACATGCCGACGCTGCATTTAACGTGATGTTTTGCACCGCGCGATCATCCCTGAAACTGCTGTGCTGATATCTGATGCTTTTGGATCATAGTAAAATGTTGCACTGGTCTGATGATGGCTGAACTTTGCAATTTCAACCCAGGCTACGGTTTCATCATCCTGTTCAAGGTTATATCGCCTTGTGCCATCCGGCAGAGGTTCATCCTGCTCCAGATAGAGTCTTTGATCCTGTGCCGCTACGCTAAGGCAGGATTCAACCTGAAAAGGGTGACCGTCGAAATAAGCGGTTTTTGTTGTCGGATGTAATCCAACCCGTCCCATATCTACGCATCCGCCCAACAGACTTATGCTCAGGGCAATAATGATCTTCTTCATTAACTAAACCATCATGGTTATTTTGTAGAGCAATAATATCCGGATATTGATCGTGTGGCTCATTTTAATTAAAAATCTGCGCTTAATATTGCTAGCGTTACGGACTAAATGTAACATTCTTCGCAACGCATTATGATGTAAGCAACGAGCATAAACAAAAGGTAGCCCGCATCAGGTGACTCATGCTGCCTGCATGTGTTAACTGTTGTCAGGTGAATGTCAGGTAAATTATCACTCTAAACCGTTGCTCATTATATCTTTAGTCTGCTTTGAGGCGGATGCCCAAAAATCATTGCCTGCAGCGTTTGTTAGCCAGCTTATTATAAACACGGAAAGTTTTACGCAGTATATTACACACACATCAGGTTCACTTAAAACCGGCCCATTAAAAGGCGTTATACCTCGGTTGTGTTACGCATGTTGAGGTGTCCTGATGAAATACTTACTACTTAAGTGCCTCTGAATACTATGATTTATGACTGTTTTTTATACTACGATGAAGATATCTTGCTTGAGATGCGTCTGAACACGCTTGAGCATGTTGTTGATAGGTTTGTCATTGTGGAATCACGCTATACCTTTACCGGTAAACGCCGGGAAAAGCTTCATTTTGATATTGAGAAGTTCGAACGTTTCCGCGATAAAATTATTTATATTGTTAACGATATTGCGCCCAGATTTTATCAGCAAGCCTTTAAATCGAATAGTTCTGTGGTTAATGCGGGGGAGACAGATCCCTGGGAAAATGAAGCCACTGCACGTAATCAGATTATGCAAGGGCTGGCCGGTGCGCAGGATGATGATATTGTTATTGTGTCAGACGTCGATGAAATTCCCCGACCCGAGGCGATAAAAGCATTCAGTCATCAACATCTTTGCACAACGCTACATCAGCAATATTTCAATTTTAAATTTAATGTCCGGGTTTTAAATGACGACGGCACACCGCGCTGTGCCACACTGGCGAAAATGGTGACCTGTAAAACGCTGCGAGACTTTTTTATGGGGCAACCTGAATTGCTTCGCAATGTTAAGCGTCGTGGTACACCGATACGCGAGAACTGGTGGCGCTGGAAGTGGCTAAATTTCCGGACAAAAACCGTTAAGAATGCAGGGTGGCATTTTTCCTGGGTAATGAGCGATGAGCGCATCAGT